TCAGCATCAGTTGTTGTTTTCCCGAAAATATCAGGATATCGATTTGCAAATACTTCAATAATTTTAAAAGGCGTTTCAATCTCAGCACCACGCCCCACGATTTTCGTCTCCGCTCGCACGATTCCGTCAGGATCGTTTAGCGTTGCGTACTCGTCGTCGGTGAATGGAACCATACCATTGTTTTTGATTGTTAGTCCGCTGTTTGATTGTGAAGGTGTCCATTCGTCCATAGCCTCTCTACTTCCAACAATAAGTTTCTCTTTTCCATAAGACACCGTGGTAGATGTGTTCTTATTTATTTTCATAAGCGGTTTATAGTAAAACATAGTGTAGCTATCAGCAATAGTGACTTGAACCATTGATCTACCTGTCCTGCCAGCAGCCACAGAGGTGCCACTAAAATTAGAATAAGTACCATCAATATTTTTAAAAGCGACACCAGAGAATACATCAAAAACACCTTTAGTGTTATCGATAGTGACCGCATAGCTAATAGTGTCATTTACTTTAAACAATGAACTTACAGCTGACTGTGACTCTTTATACTGAGTGCTAGAAAAACTAACTTCAGTTAGAGTACTACTCGTATCATTCAGCAAGTTCGGCTGTCCAGGAACCACGCCATATTCCGTATACAAAGGATCACCTAAAGCTAAATTTGGAATATCTTTAATGTAGCGCTGTGCTGTACCTTCAGTTCCGTCCACTAACAACTCTTTTTTCAAAATAGCACTCTCAGCGCCGCCGATCTGATTGATCACGTTTGCGGAGGATTCTGCTTTCGTGAATACGTCATTGTCATCAATCTTCTTATTTATTTCATCGATGCGAGCATTCAAATTCGTGTTAGCTGTCGTGATACTTTGTTCTAACTGAGTGATCTTACTTTGAGCTGTCGTAACATCAGCAGTTAGACTATCAATCAATGCTTTAGCTTCTGATTTAATAGTATTAATCGTTTGATGATACTCATCTATAATCTCATTGAAACCTTGCCAGTAATAATCCTCTAATTCAGGCGTGTTCAAATCAATCGGGCTTCGCTTGATGTCAAAGGTAAAACGTCCAGCGGTATCTAATGAGCGTGAATCAGGCAATTCAATATAAATTGAACCAGTGACACGCCCGACATAGCCTAAAATATTGTCTTCTAAAACAATCGACACAATTCCGTTTATCGCATCTTCGATTACCGCATGATAAATGTGGCGGCCGCCAACAAAATCTAAGCAAATTGGAACAATCGTTCCTTCGGACAACGTTTGATTAACATAATCCTTTTGCAGTTGAAAAAGCATTTTAGCGGTGCCTTTGTCATGCGACCAGAAAACTACCCCTGTAGGAATAGGAGTGGTCGCTTTTGCCTGAATGACAATGATTTCTTTATTTGTTTTAAACATTAGGACAACACCGTCCCTTTGGTGATGATTAAGCCTAATTGTGTTTTGTGCCTAGTCGTTGAATTAGAAGTTGTTGTCGATGCGTCCGTTACTGTCGCACCTGAATCCGCCGAAATCCCTACTACATTACCAGACCCTGTGTTCGTTCCCGAAAATAAGGCGGTTGACATCGCAGAAGCTCTTAATAGAATAGCTTGATTCACGAAATGTGAGTAATAAATGTTCATTTTTGAATTTCCATTCACATACAGTGCATTGTAATTCGTTGATGACGATGTATTTTCAGCACACTTAACTTTATTCAAAGCGAGATACCCTCCTTGTTTACAAAAGAAAGCACACGTATTACCATCGGTTTGAATGGCATTCGCTGTATCAACGGCTTGCAAGCCATAGATGTGAAAATAGCCTGCTGAGGAGGCGAAACCTATTGAACGAACTTTTACTGGTAAATCTACTTTGCTCAGGTCAAGACTATCCACATTTTGAATTGTTCTGATTGTTAGTGATACACAGAATATACTTGCTAGGATGACATTTTCCAAATAAACCCCATCATCAACCCAAATCGTTGCACGAGCTGAACTTATCAATGGGATTTGATTAACTGCCATTTGAATTGTTGCAAATGGATTTTGTTCTGTTCCATCGCCATTTTTATCATCGCCTTTTTCTATCGAAACAAATAAGTCGATCGTTGCACCGTAAGTCCCCATTAATTTTCCAATTCCGTTGTTCAGTTGCTCCATCTGTTTTTGCTGATTAAGCAACGTACCGTTTGTATTCTCAACATCTTCATCATGTCTATTTTCTGCAGCAAGTAATCTTGATTCTAAAGTATCGAATGTTTCACCTTTATTATTTACTCGCGCGTCCACTACTTCGTTTGGCGAATCTCCACCACTATGCAAAACCACATTATCAATGCGCTTATTCGTCACATCGATTTTTTGGTTTTGTCCTCGAATGATTCTATTTAAGATATCCACATTATCATTAAAATTTTTTTTCCATTCTGATGAAATTCTGTTTTTTATGAGTTTGAGTAATTCCATTAAATCACTCCTTTCTTATCTTAGCTAAACTGGCTAATATTGATGTCATAGTTTTTTTAGTGTTTGACAATGTGATTTCTGGTGGTTTGTTTGGTAATGCTGGATAGGTTTTGATTCCAACAATTTGAATGTACGTTTTGATATTTAATGGTTCGTAAATAAACGGAACATAATCACCCTTTTGTGGAGTAATACGCCACTTCAATGTTACTGACCCACTTATTGAAGGATAATCTTGTAAATCTTTTTTTAATCGCTCCATCATATTTCCAGCAATTGTGTATCGTTCATCTTCTACAGGATCTTGTATTCGGATTCCCCATTTCTCCGATTCAGAAGAAGTGTATGTGATTGGAGAAAAGTAATACGTATCATCTTCCTTTTTCTTGCCAAACCCTTTAATCTGCGTTTTGAGCGAATACGTATCAATGTCGAACTTTACTGAATCTGTATTGTACTTATATCGAATTTGTTCTTGAATTTGGTTTCCAAAATCTGAACGAGAATAGAATGTCATGCGTTTATTATCGGGTACCATTACCACATCATAATCGCTCATTATTTCCTCAATTAGTTTGAGGTAATTCGCATTTCCGAAATTTTCCTGTTCTACTCTCCCGATTTTCCCTAGAGGATTTACTACTTCCCATTGAAAACCCATATCCCCGGTAGCACCGTTAAAGACATGTGTTAGTAATTCATTAATAGCTCGAGTTCCTGATATCGTATTGTATTGAAACCCATCTTGAACTGTATAGAAGATGTGCGTTGCTGTAACATTTTTAGTTATCATTGATCCTAATCCACTAAGTTCCATTGACTTAATTATGAATTCTTGACCGTTGAAAATTACCGAGCTTTCGTAATCAACTAAATCAAACGCTGTACTATTTAAATCTGTTTTAGTTACATTGAAACTGACTTCCCACGTTTCGTTTTCTTGCCAATTTTCAAAAAAAGAGTCCTTATCATATTCGACAAGGATCTCCCGTTTTGTTTTTTCATAATTTTGAATGATGATATCTGTCATCGTATCACCTACTTATACAGATAACGGAAATCCCATGAAGATTTCACGTTTGCAACATTTTGTATTTCTATCTCATTAATGCCTGGAACTAATGTAATCAAACTTAAATTTGTATCGATTCCACAATTTACACCGTTCAATTTCGGATAAACACGGTCTAGCGTGATTGTTTGCCCAAGATTTGTAGAAAACGGTGGATAATAAATAAACCGCTCGCCAGTCGTTCGATTGAATATTGTCGCATTGTCTAGCGATTCACCTTTTAACGTGATTTTCAAGTCATGCTCACGTGGATCAATCGTGAAATCTCCTGCATTGAACACTTGAAAACGACTTGCATCAAACTCATACTGATAATCTTCTGCTTCAAGATTTTGAGAAAACTGCCACTCATCGTCCAACGAAAATTCAGAGAGTGTGGTTGAAAGTGATTCTGAACAGCCAGAAGGGACATCGAATGTAACTTCGATAGTTGAATAATCATTTTCTTCCTCCGTTAGTTCGAAATTTGACGGATTTACCTTAAACCGTTTTCCCGGACTTAATTCATGCGTTATATAAAATTGAAAACCAGGAAAAACAATTTGATGTAATTCTGTGATGATTAATTCTTTATCGTATTCATTTTTATAAAAAATATCGAATGTAAGAACCAATTCAAAAGGACGAAAAGAAGCATTGACTTCTCTACTTCCGTTCGTCCCCTCGAAATCTTCATATTTCACTTCGTAGATAGGCGCTTGTCTTTTTATTTCTTTGCAGATTATCTTTCCATTTTCTTGCGGATCAAACAATCTACCATTTTGGTTAAAAAGCAATTTGTAAAACAATTAGAAAGCACCTCCTGTTGTATACCCTAATTTGCTCAAATCTCCGCCTAAGAAATCATTAGCAGCTTTTCCAACCGCATTAGTAGTGATACCGTTATCTTTTGATAAGATAGCTTTTAATATCCGCATCAGTTCACTGTGCTGCCGTTGTTGTTGTTTAATTAATGTTACTAACTCTGCAGTGTTATCAGAAGAAGTCGATTGAGAGTTAGGCTGTTTATCCCCAGCCATGAATGCCAATGCTTGACCCATCAATTCGATTGCTCTCGATTTACGGGTTAGTGGAATAACCATTTCTGGTTTGTTTCCTTCGCCAGCTCTGTATAATCCATCCTTGTTGATTAGCCCGCCGTTAGCATACCAGTGATTTCTTTTCCAGAAAGCCAGTGCGCCATTTGCGCCACCGTATCGACCGTTCACATAATCACGCATCCATCGTAACTGTGTAATTGGGTTAGTTCGCCAATCTGAACCAGCTGATGCCATCTTATTTCCTGGTAAAGATTGAGGCAGTCCGTAAGCACCACTAGATGGGTTAGTAGCGGAAGGATTCCAACTTGATTCGTGGTTAACGATGTAATTAATTGCACTATATTCAGATGGTTTAAAACCAGCTAATCTCATCCAATTTTCGTGACTCCCTGTAGGTTTTGGACTCTTTCTAGGAGAATTAGACCCTCCTGTAAAAATGTCCCCGGCACCTTTCGAACCAGAAATATGCACGTGGTCAAAGTGATCGCCATCTGGCCAAGTTGCCCAACCGTCATGAATACCTGTGCCGGAATAACCAATTCTATCACGCACTCGGCCGTTGGTAATTACATACCCGACATCACGAGGAAATTTCTCAAACGCATAATTAGCAGCTGCTGTATATCTAGGACTGCCAACCGGATAACCAGAAATATCAATCGCCTGATGTTTTCCGTGATGATAAACATCTCCCGGGCGATAACCGGAA